GTCGGGTCGATGGGTACATCCGTCGGGCGGGAAGCTGGTCCTCCGTCGGTTCTGCCCGATCCAATATTGCTCTACACACAGACAGTGTCTGCAGTGGAGCTATCTTGGTCGGGCATTACCGATAGGGGATAGCGCTGTCGTGGAGAAGGCTCTCATCGCTCACCGGGAAAATCTTATGAAGAAACCCTACGTGCCACCTGACCGTCTGGAGCGGGCGCGAAAATTCGCTCGATATTGGGCTGAGGGACATTGTCCCTACCTAACTGTCGGCGAAATCGCACTCACTTCCGGCGGATGCCTCGAGAAATCGAGGCGAGAAGGTGGCCTCGCAGCTTTTCTGCATGAGGTCTACTCGGAGAGCGATGAGTCGCCTTTGCCTCAAGATCCTCCCACTGGAGTTTGCAAGGCAGATTGGGACAGCTTCTTGGGAGACGTACGTCTTCGGGAAGCGCTCCTGGACCAAGTTGACCGCTGCGCGCACGAGCACCCACCTGCAAAGGTGAGTGTCGTTCGCGAACGCGGCTACAAGGCCAGGATCGTGACCCGATCTCCCGGCGCCCTCGTGGCCCTCGGACATTTCTTACGTGCAGTCGTCTTAGCCGCGCTTAGGCGCGACGGACATTGCAGAGAAGTGTTCGATGACCACAAAGGTGCCGTGGAGTCGATGTTCGTCTCGGGAGCTGTACCCCTGCCATGCTGGATCCTGTCGGCCGACCTGTCGAACGCGACGGATACCATCCCGATTGAACTCGCACTTGCCCTTTTTGAGGGTTTGTGTGAGGGCTTTCGGTTTGGTGCCCGCCTGTTAGTAACTGGTCGGCTGATCCTGGGTCCCCAGTGGGTGGAGTGGGCTGATGGCACTTCATCACTTAGCTCTTGCGGGATCCTTATGGGTCTCCCGCTGAGCTGGGTGATGCTGTGTATCTGCCAACTCTTCTGGGTCTCTGAGGCAAAGGCGAAGGTTCGGAGCATCCCCACGGCCCCTCGTCTGGGTCCAACCCCGTTTCGTATCTGTGGTGATGACCTGATTAGTATCTGGCCAGCAGTTCTAGTCGTCTCGTATAACGATGTCGTTGTTGAGTGTAACGGAGTGATTTCTTTAAAGAAACACTTCGTCTCTCGTACTTACGGCATCTTTACTGAGACGATCTTTTACTGTCTGGTCAGAACGATCGGTCATGATCCAGATCAGCAGGAGAGCCAATCATCCCTTCAATGGGTTGATCCCGCTCTCCTGCCGCCATTTGCCCGCGCAAAGGGTCTCGCTGACGCGCGGGACGTTTCTAGGGAGGGACGATTGGACGACTTAGTCGCCCGAATCGGCCGTCCTCATGGAAAGGTCCCGTGGTGCTTAGTAGAGACCCGGCGCGTGAAGCAATGGACGATCGCGGGGTTGGACTTTGGCGGTTGGTCCGATGTGTACCCACTGAGGGGCCTGGTCAAGCTTCCTCGCGTTTGCGAGGATCTTGGCGAGGCGCCTTGGTGGGCAACCATCGGACCGACCGCGGCGCAACTGGCGGCGAAGTTTCCTTTGCTCTCGCG